ATGAAAATGGATTTTTCGAATATGTCTTTGGAAGAACTGATGGATGCACAGCAACAGTTGACCAACGCCATTGAAAACAAAAAAGAAGAAGCTATTGCTGATTTGAAAGAAAAAGCTGAAATGCTTGGACTCACAAAAGAAGATTTGTTTGGAACAAAGACACGCAAGAAAGCTGCACCAGTTTTCCGCCATCCTGACGATCATTCACTAACTTGTGGCGCTGCTGGACGAAAGCCAGCTTGGTTCGCAGAGGCTGTTGAAAAGTACGGTGAAGACGCTGTTCGGATCGAAAACCAGTAATCATATCCCCTGCTTAGTAAAAAACCGCGTCATTTGATTGTGACGCGGTTTTTTTTTATTTTTCGATTATTCGTTTTATTTTCTCACAGTGGTGTTGTGCCTGTTGCAGTAAAAAAATGTCATATTCTGTAATTTTCGTTGTTTGCACGTAGTAAATTGATGCGAATAGGATAGCTGCAATAATGATCATGATCATGATTACACGCCAATGCCAATTTCTGCTAAAATATCTGGTGTAAACGCCTCTTTTTTACCATCCACAATTTTCTTTTTAATCGCGTCATCATAATCAATTTGAAAAGACGCATAGGTAGCTTTGAAATCGGTTTCGGCAGAAAATGCTTCTTTTCTATTTGGGTGCACCCTATGCGCCAATAGCTCAACTGTTGCACCATTCTTTGAACTTAAATTTTTGATACGATATTCCAACATTCGCGTGGAACCGTGTTTTATCCAAATATACCCGTCTGGCATGGTGACACGTGCAAGATATGTGAAAGCAGCTTCGTTGCCGTTTCTAGCGCCACTTAGATCACACTCGCGGCAACGAATGGACGAACGGACTAGATTGCTGGAATGGACAGTCTTTGGTGCACCACAATTTTCACATTCAAGCTCAACGTGAGCTTTTTTAGTGGAACGTCCGACATATTCAAACCCGCGCTCTTCTGCTGATGCTATGTATAAATCTGTTGTTTCTTTTCTTGTTTCGCCATGAATCCTGCATTTTAGTGAACGTGTTTGGCTGTACAAATGGCCATGACTGACTTCTTTGACGCAATCACAAGTTTTGTTTTTTAATCTAACTTTCTTTTTTCCATTCGAATTTGTGATTTCTGATACAATATCCCAATCTTTGGCGGCTGCAATTTTTTTTAATTTGTTTGTAATCATTTCCTTTCTCTTTGTTTAATGTCTTGTTCAGTAGAAATTCTCATTTCTTATTATTATTTAGTAAAAACGAAATTTTGGGATTATTTAAATGAAACACCAGAATAACCAATTTTTTGACGTAGGGCGGCGATGTGCTCTTGCCTCAATCTATTTTCTTTGTCTCTCCAAACTTGCTGTTCCTGATCTGTCATTGGCGTCAAGTTGTACCAACTTTCATTACCGCCAGCCCAAAAATGATTCAGATAATATTGTTCCCTTTCAATAACGTAATTATAACTGGTTGAGTGATCCAAAATAACACGAGAAAAATATTCGGGATTTTCGTTAAATGCCTCAACAAACAATTTTCCACTACCAGCATAGCAATAGCCTTTCTGTCCATTGTGAACGCCAATATATTTCATACCGTTCTTTTCATTTTCCCAAAGGTAAACAAACGGGTCACATTGCGTGACAGTGTTTGCAGTAAATTTGTTTCGAGCCAATATCTCATTCTTAATATATAGTGACATTTTTCCTTTCCTATCTATTCTTATCCTGCTTTTTGGTTTAAATAGTTGGTCATGGCATCTTGTAGAAGGTCAAACACTTTTTGAGCGTCATCAAAGTTTTCTGGTAATACAAAATCGTTTGGCTTTTTCATGCCATAACGTCCTAATTTTTCCTTTTTCAGCATCTTGTTATGCAATCTTATCACTTTAACAGTGGTGTCTTCCAAAAGAACTTGGTTGTTCAAAATGGAATTGGTATTAGCAATGTCTTTCAAAGCTGGAACCAACAATGTCATAAATTCGCCTCTACCTGCTACCACGTCACACTTTTTGACACGCTTGGAATTAGCGAATAAATCGAAAATAGTTTCTGTTTTGGGGGTCTTTGGTGCAACAGGTTCTTTGTCATAATCGGTCTGAAATTCGACTCCATATTTTATGACAGTTACTTCGCGCATGACAGTTTCAAGTTCGTCTGCATAATCAGCGTCAACAATGAAACTGTCATGTACACACAGAACGGGTATCCCCTTTTTAACAAAGTGCATAATTACACTTTCTGCAATCTGCGCGTCTTCATTCATTAACTTAATGCCAGCATCTGCACAGATGTAGCTTTTTGCCCAAGGGTGAATTTCAACAAAACGGTTGATATATTTTTTGATGTAATCGTGTTTGCTTCCCTCAACATGGGCAATCAAGTTGGCATGTTTGTTGGTGAATGATCTACAAGCTTCCAGCACCGATTTTGCATTGATAGCAATCAAAATGATTAGTTTCAAAATCTTGCGCTGCTGCTCTGAATTAATGGAAGTATCAAGAACACCAACTTTATAAGGGTCTTTCTTGCCTAGATCGACGCCACACCTAGCAGCAATTATGCGGATATGTAGACCAGAGTAATCAATCTCGACAGTTCTTTTACCATTGATTTCAAGTTTTTTGCGGGTTTTGGATGGTAGCTGTTGCCATGCACCGCCATAAAAACGACCGCCATGAAACCAATTTCCGCGATTAAAGACGCGACGAACGAACTTATCTTCATTCAAATCGTGCTCAATAACCATCCCAGCTAAGGCGTGTTCTGGTCGGTTGCTATAGTCTTCTGCGTAAACTTCCTTACCTGCAATTGTAAAATGGGTGCTGGCTAGTAGTTCGTTGTACAGTCTTAGGTTAGCTCTCATGAGTACAACAGCTTCATTATCAGAATAGTCTAACAATTTCCCGTCTGCTGATTTCAAAATGATAGATTCACGTTTCCCGTGATCAATAGAATAGCCGCTGACACGCTCAAAATAGGCTGTTAGCTCGGCATTGGCCTTTATTCTAGTTTGGCTGCTGGTGTCGTTTAGGCGGTCATAGTACCCCTTGTGCATGGTTATCAGACCAACTTTCACCATATGATCTAGAATAGGCATAATCTTATTCGTTATACCGTGCGCATTGTAGCGGCTCTTTCTAATGTAAATGGGGTTTCTTTCGTCAAGACTAACGCGCAAATAGAAATCGGGATTCTTGCGGTGTGTTGCTATCAAATTTGACAGGATAACATCTAGAATAATGGGAATATTTGGTTTTGGACCGCCTTTCTTTGAAATCAAATCATCAAAGTTGTATTCAGCATATATGCTATCTGAAACTGTGCGGAAACTATCACCAGTAATAACAACTTGCTTTAAAGATGGGCAGTTGCGAAACGCTGGTAGTGTGTGGAAACTTTCGTTAATTAACTTGTCATTAGACATAAAAAATACCTCAATTAGTGTTGAAAACTAAGAGGCGATTACATGGTATAATGAAAAATCAATTCGTGTCTTAAGCTTTCTTTAAAAATGAAATTAGACGTTCAAACTATGGTAAAATGAAATTTAAGTAGTGTCGGGGGCTGCGCTGCCCCCTTCACCTTCCATTTTTAAAGCTTAATGCCTAACAGTGGTATTTAGTAATAAAGAATGCTTAAAAGGGTAGCTATTCCCAATTATTTTAACATTTTTACATGAAAAGTTTTCATAATAACTAAACGAATCATTAGAAAAATTAATGATAACCACTAAAGAAACTATATCAAACTTTCAATGTCTGGTCAATAGATTTGGAAACAAAATCATAACATTCATTAATGAATCATTAGTGGGAAAAATCTGACGATTTTTCGTTTCACGTCCTGATATTTTAATTAAATTCTAATCAACAGTAACAATAACCATTAATTACATTCACCAGTGACTCTTTAGAGAATGGGGAGAGTAGTAGAGTACTACGTACTAACGGTTAACTATGTGATATGGGAAATAGGGTTAACCGTTAGTACGTAGAGATACATCCCCCTACTACCTATTCAGGTGTCACTGGTGTTTTTTTTGTAAAAATATAGGTTAACCGTTAGTACGTAGAGAACCTATTCCCCCTACTACCTATTCAGGTGTCACTGGTGATTGTCATAATGATTGAACAAAGAATAAGAACAAAGAGACCTGCGCCAGCAGGAACAAAAATCGCCAGATTTTTTTCACATTAATTATCCACTAATGAAAACAAGAAAAAGATTATTCATCCGGTTTACCGGCGTAACAACATCAATTATAATAACAGTTAATGATTCTTAAACAGGTAAAGGAAATGACATTAGAAGAAATTGAAAAGGAATTTTATATTCACGAAGGACGTTATTACAGACGTAATGGAAGTATCATTAAGAAAAGGTCAACTGCTGGAACATATGCATTAAAGCTATCAGGAACCAATAAAACGTTCAAAGCTATTCGTGAAGCATTTGGAATCTACATTGGTGAAAGAATAATAGGGACGAAGGTAATTGCAATTGACGGTGATGAATCAAATGTATGTCCAACAAATATGAGATTGGAAAACCATCTTCAAACAACGCATAACAGCAGTCAAATTGTTATGCCAATTGACCAGAATGATCGTGAAACATTAGCGATTGCATATCAGAAAGCAATTAATGGTGACGTGAATCCATTTAAGTTTAATGGCGTTAATCTGAAAATGTCCATTAATGACAGCGGAAAGTTAACAGTTAAGGGACAGAATGGTGCAACATTTGAAAGGAAAATTAGAGGCAAACCTTTATTGAAAGGTAACTTAATAGCGATCTTGGTTGGCACATATTATGCCAGCCTATTAGAAAAGGTGATAATCGAGCAAAAACGGTAAATTACTAAATACAATCACAAGACAAGACAACAAAAGGAAAAGACAAATGAAAAAGATTTTAATGACAGCAGCGACAGCAGCAATGGTAATGAGTGGCGCAGTTGCACCAGCTTATGCAGAAGAAAAAATGGGCCTTGTTGATCCATTTACGAAAGAAGAATGTGTAGAGGTAGTTGAAGCAGTTGCAGAATATGACAGCCTTTGGTCATGGGAAAAGAAAAAGATTTTACCCCATGTAGAGAAAATGTTTATTCAAAGTATGACAAACAAAGACAAGAAAACAGACCGTGATCTATCACCGAAAGAAATTGTGTTCTATGTTTTTGCTGGTGAAGAATATCCAGAAAGATTTGACCAGTTTATTCTTAACGTAAGCGGCGCTGTTACAGTATCAATGTTGGAAGACGAAGAAATTGGCGGCATGGCTGTATTTGCTGGTGTCATGATTTCTGGTATAATTAAGAAAACACAGCCAGAGCTTTTAGTTAAGATTGAAGATTGTAAAAACACCTAAATAACGATGTTCAGTCAGAGCGGGGTAGTTTTCTTTGTCTATCCCGCTCGTTTATATTTGTTACATAAATGTCACACTCCCAAAACGCAAAAAGGGGTGCGACAATATAGCACACCCGCAGTGAATTTTTTTACATGTTAGCAAATGGCTCTTTTTTGATAATGACTCGCAACTAGACCGCCCATTGTGGCGGTTTTTTTATGTCTGCTTATGTCTGCTATCAGTCCAATTATGGAATATGCCTTTCACTTCGCCTTTATGCTTTTCACTGTCATGACAGGCTTTGCACAATGACTGGTGATTACTGCGTGATACAAACAATTTCCAGCCAGCATCGTCAGCAGTGCGAAATGGTATAATGTGATCTACCACAACAGCAGGTGTAACCACGTCCATTCCAATGCAGCGTTCGCACAGTGGATATTGCGACAACTGAACATCACGAATAGCCGCCCATACTTTAGTATTATAAAATTTGTGGTGTTCGTTACCTATTCGTTTTACGTCATGACGCTTAAATTTCTTAGCTCTACACAGATCGTCATCACAAGAAAAAGCACGGCAACCACTCATCTTTGTACATGGTCTGTTAGCTCGTTTATTCTTCATTTTCGCATTTGTTTTGAGAATGAATCCAGCCCAAAAGATGCACCACTAAACAGGAATACAGGGCTAACCAGCAATTCACCGATTTCTTTAAAATATTCGTCATAGAAGCCAGCGGCGAATAGCAGAAACATTACTACCAATAGCGCAATTGCCACTTCTCTTTTGTATGTTTTATTTTCCATCATTCATCACGCTTGTTACTTTATTTTTTCTACCGAATAGACCGTCACAGAAGTGAATGGCCTCTATTTTCATTTCTTCTAGTGGATAGCTGCTGTACACCAACCAAGGACCAGCTACGTTCACCCCTGCTGGCCTTGAATGATAGCTATCGCCGCCATGCTGATCTAAAAATTCGAATTTGACTCTGTAGCCAAGTGGGTCTGACATTCTCAATCCGACAAAATCGCAATCCCGATATTTTTTAAATCTCACAAAAACGCGCTGTAAATCGGCATCTATATTCGTGGATTCAACCGTTTCAATTTCTGAAACAACTGGAAATATCACCGATTCCAAAGACGGTTTAGCAAATATCGCTAAATTGATTGCCAATATTGTATAAGCCGAAATTACCAGACTCTTTAATTTTGTTTTCTCTTTCATAATGCAGGACCGCCACTAATCAAGAATCCAATTAGTCCCGTTATTCCTGCCAATATCAAACCAACCAAAACTTTAACAACAGCATCTTTAAAAGTTTTTAAATCTCGGCCATTGGTGTCAACTTTGCTTTCAATCACGCCAATTTTTGCAGAGTGATTAGATATTGTTTCTGAATGTTGATCTAATCTTTTTCTGACGTAATCGTAATCATCCATTTATTTGTTCCCCTTATTGTACAAAATTATTTAGGGATAAACTGCTCATTTCCACTAAATACCATTGAATTAAATGAGATATTAAAAGAGGAAATGGGAATTAATGGCTGGCAAAAAGGGGCGTTCTGGCGGACATAATAAAAAAAGTTTAGCTGAACACAAATTAGAAGGCACATTTAGAAACGATTTACATGGCGGTTTAATAGTTCCAGTTGAGCGGCTATCGCACTTGGATATTCCCTATTTTATGCAAGCTGGCAGTGACGTTTCAAAGCAAACAATATTCAATACATTTTCCGACTATTTGCACAATCAAGGGCAGACGCAAGAGGAACACGGAATCCTGCTTTCGTTGTTGGTTGATCAAATTGTTATGTATCGCGATGTTATGCAATTGTATGAATCCGCGCCAAAGAATGAACGAGCTACGTTAAAAATAGACCGCAAATTAGCGTCATCTGTTTTATTGGAAATTAGCCGTTCAATAATCCCCATGTTGTCTGAATTTCATTTAACGCCAAATACGCGCGTACCTTTAATTGAAGGTACGACAGTTGAGGTAAACGAAAATGAGTCATTAATGAATGGATCATAACCAAACAGAGAAAGGAAATGACAACAAATTTTATTTTAGAAAGGAAATCGACGGTTGAAGACGCGGTTGAATATTCACGAAAGGTAGCAGAGGGCGAATTAATAGCTGGTGAATATGTAATTAAACAGGCGCAAAAGTTCTTAAATGATGTTGAAAAACGTCAATATAACAAAGATTTTCGTTGGAAATTTGATGTTAAAAAGGCTGGCCACGTGCTGGCCTACATTCAAGCGTTAAATTTTGTCGAAGGGCCAGTTGCTGGTTCAAATATCATACTACAACCGTGGCAAGCATTCTTGATGGTTAACCTATACGGTTGGATAGATAAGAACGACAGCGATATAAGACGCTATACCCGCGCCATAACCTTAGTTGCACGTAAAGCAGGGAAATCTACCATTTTGGGCGCACTTGCCTTGTATGAGCTTATGTTTGCACCAGAGGGTAGCCAGATTGTCACTTTGGCCACGCGTAAGGAACAGGCAAAGCTGGTGTTCGGCATGTCTGGCAGAATGAAAGACGTTTCAGACCCAATTTTAACAAAAGATGTTAAGGAAACTACAAACAATCTATCCAATCTGGCCAAGTGGAATCGTTACGTTCCCTTGTCAAAAGATTCAAAACGTCTGGACGGTCTGAATATTCGTTTAGCTGTTGCTGATGAAAGTGCAGCGATCACCGATCCTAACCTAATTAACGTGGTCACATCTTCAATGGGCAACCAAAAAAGCCCGTTGATCGTGCATCTAACAACAGGACAGCCCGGAAATGAAAATAGCTTTTTCCTAGGTCAACTGGATTATGCGAAGAAAGTTTTAGACGGGATATTAGAAGACGAAAGAATATTCTGTTTAGCCTATCAAATTGACAGCGGCGACGATTGGCAGGACTTGCGAAACGTTATCAAGGCACAACCAAACCTTGGCGTGTCTGTAAAAAAAGATTTCTACCAAGAGGAATTAGAACAAGCCAAATCAATCACCACAGTAGCCGCAAATTACAGAACGAAATATCTAAATGAATTCATTGAAACAAATGAATCTTGGATTCCTATTGAGAAATGGAAAAAGAACGCTGTTGAAAAAATTAATCGCAATTTACCCCTTTATATTGGTCTAGATTTAGGCGCTACCAAAGATTTGTCATCTGTTGCGATGGTGTTTGGACCTGATACCAACGGCAAATTTTATGTAGATCACCAATGTTTTATTCCAGAAAAGGCATTCAAAGAGGCGGCAAAGTACGTTCGCCAAGTGTATGCAGACGCGCGTGATAGTGGCAAATTGATTGTCACAGAAGGTGAAGTAGCTGATCACGCTGCAATCCGCGATTTCATCCACAAAATAGCCAGCAAATATCAGGTAGAAGAAATTTGTTTTGACGATTGGTCTGCAATTACTTTGACAAACCAGCTTGCAGAAGACGGGTTTACAATGGTTGATGTTCAACAATCTATGAAGGCTCTTTCACCAACAACCAAAGAAGTTGAAATCAAAATTTTGAATGGTGAATTGATTAGCGAAAAAGACGAATTTTTAAACTGGATGGTTTCGAATTGTCGCATCTTTGTTGATACGAATGAAAACGTAAAAGTTCGTAAAGGTGAAGACGTTAATCTAAAAATTGACTCCGTAATTGCTATCATTATGGCAATGGTAAGAGCCAATTTAAACGAGCCAAAACCAAATTATGGTTTCTATTTTGGTGAAGACGATATCGAAACTGAAACAGAAACTGAAACTGGAACAACCGAATACGAGTTCTATTAACACTAAATAATAGAAAGAAAGGAAATAGATTTTTGAGGAAATAATTAATGTTTGGAAGATTATCACAATGGTTAACACCAAAAGAAACACCACAAGCACAATCAAGATATGATTTTTATATTAGTGGCGCGTCAAAAGCGACCGAATTTGACGTTCAAATAGCCCGTCAAAATCCGACTGTGCTAAATTGTGTAAACATATTATCAGAACAAATTGGGCAATTGTCTTGGTCTGTTGCACAGAAAGATTCAGAGTCATTTGAACCTGTTGACCATCCATTGAACGCGATTTTAAAACGTCCAAATAACAATATGTCTGCCAGTGAATTTAAAGAAAGATTAGTTTCCGACATTCTATTTTATGGCAATGCGTATGTGCAAATTTTTCGTGGCAACAATCGGGTAACTGATCTTGTACCACTAGACCCTGCTGATATTACGCCGCAAATGAACCAATTTTATATTCGCAGTTATCGCCACACAAACGGCACGATCTACAAAGAAGCAGATATCATCCACATTCGCGACATTGTAGGGCAGAATGTTGAGGGTGACAGCAGGATAATGTTGTCAAAAGCACTAATCGAACAAGACACGGCATTAGACCAAAATTTAACGAATAATTTTCGTAATGGCACGTCTGTTGGCGGTGTAATTGAAGCACCAACATCTGTTGAACCAAATATTCGAAAAGCGATTGTTGAGGGCTGGCAGAAAAGATTTGGTGCTGGTGGCACGTCTGTTGGTGGAACAGCTATTCTAACTGACGGGATGACGTTCAAACAGCACCTGCCAATGAAGGCAAGTGATGCTGACAGCCAAGCTTTGAAACAACAATCTATGCGCCGAATAGCTGCTCTATTTAACGTGCCAGCGCAATTTTTGAATGACACTGACAGCGCCAAATTTAGCAACATGGCACAGGCTAATTCCACCTTCTACAACCGTGGATTGAAACCAATTGCAAACAACATCGCGGACAAACTAGCGGCTGCATTGCTCGGAAAAGATACCGAATACACAATCGGTTTTGACAGCACACGATATGCGAAGGGTGACATTCAAATGAACAGCAAAGTTGCTCTTGATCTATTCACAGGTGGATTAATGACAAAAAATGAAGCCCGTGAAATGGCAGGTTTGCCAAAAATTGAAGATGGTGAATCTTTCATTGAAACACCGTCTGCACCACAACCAACTAGTCACAACAACTATGAAACAAATGATCCGAAAGGACCAAGAACAAGCGCGGGGCCATCCAATGAATAAGAAAAAGAAAGAAACAGTTTACAAAAACGCAAAACCAGAAACGCCAAATTCCTACGTTGTTAATTGCCCAAATGGCAACCAATACGTTGTTAAAAATGTAGACGATTTTGCATCTGCATATGGTGCGAATGAAAAGGAATTAAAGGAAAAAGGATGGAAAATTAAACCAAACTAACAAAATCCAAAAATAACTATCCTAAAGCCCGTTTGATTAAGTTCAAATGGGCTTTTTTTGTTTTTAATTCCCGTTTTTGAAAATCCCAATTGATTCAAATGACTAAATAATAATGAGGAATAAAATTTAACGGGGTTCAATAATGGACAGCACTTTTACTAAATCATTCCACATTAAGATGGAAGATTTTGCAGATGATGAAGGCACATTTACGGCCTATCTAACTACGTTTGAAAACAAAGATAAAGTCAATGACATTATCAAGAAAGGCGCATTAGACAATTTCATAACTGGTTTTTCACCAGATGACAAAATGTTGCCAATGTTTTTCAACCACAACACTAAAGATTTACCTGCTGGTGAATGGACAGATTTAGTTGCTGATGAACATGGCGTTTTAGCCAAAGGGGTAATCTTTACTGAAACCAGCCGTGGCGCTGACTTATACAAATTAATGAAAATGGGAAAGTTGAAAGACGTTTCCATTGGTTTTGGCGCAAGAAAAGATTCAGTTGAAAAAAATGAATTCGGTGGAAACACATTTAGTGAAATTCACCTTTTAGAAACAAGCGTTGTTGTTAATCCAGCAAATGCGCTTGCTAACGTTGTTTCCGTTAAATCGGAAGACGGAATGATTTCTACAAAAGCACTTCGTGAAAGTTTGAAAGGCGTTGGAATGACGCCACAAGAAATCAAAGCACTATTCGAAAATGGTTGGAACGGAATCGTTCAATTACGCAAAGCCGAAAACGTGGAATGCGAAAAGGCAGAGCAATTGGAACGCATTTTAGCGGCCATTAAAAATTATTAATCCTAAAAGTACGTACAAAATTAAGAGGAATTAAAAATGGAAATTGAAACACAAATTAAAGAGATGTTGGACGAAAAATTTGCAGGCGTTGTTAAGGAAGACGCGTTGGAAGCTTTTGTTAAATCCGATGTTTTTGAAAATTTTAAAAAGGAATTGGAAGCTGAAAAAGCAACCGTTCAAGAAATCAAAACAGAATTGGAATCCGCAATCGCAAAATTTGAAGCGGCACCAGTAATTAATAAAGAGGAAAATTTAATGGAAGATATTACACTTTCAAAAGCTTTTGATGACGTGGAAGAAAACGGCAAAGCTGGCGTTGCAATTGAAACAAAGGCTCTTAACCAAGCACAAAATGTAACTGGTGCACCTTCACAAACATTCGGTGTTGCATCTGGTCTACACGAAGACAACCCATTCCGCCTATTGGCACGTAAAGAGATTACAACTGCAACAACTGCAAAAGTTCCTTTCTTCGCTGGTGGCGCATCTGGCTTCACTAAGAATGGCGCTACACGTGGTACTGCAAACACTTCTACAGATTCCACAATCACTGAAAAGACAGTTTCAATCGGTTCTTATGACCGTCTTGAATATGTTTCCAACGAAACAATTTCTGACATTGTGAACTTTGACGCAAGCATGATTAACCAAATCTTGGGTCTGGCTGTTGAAACAGAAGCTGCCGAACATGTTACAACAATTGAAGCTGTTGCTTCCCCTGTTGTTGCGGATGCTGCTGCTGCAATCACATTGGACGATCTACGCGAAATGGTATTCGGTCTATCCGAAAAGTACCGCAAAAACGCTGTAATCGTTATGTCTACAGGTGCGTATTCGCAATTGCACACTTTGACAGCTTCCACAGGTAGTGAACTTGTTTGGGACGCAAAAGAAGGCGTTTACAAGCTTTGGGGCCGTCCTATCGTTGAAAACAGCTTTATGGCCGATCCTGCTGCGGGTGAAGTTGTTGCTGCAATCGCTGATTGGAATCGCGCAATGGTCATCGTTGACCGTGAAACAATCGAACTTGAGCGCAACACGGCTACTCCGGGGAAAGTTGGTTATTATGCCAACTACAGAACTGGTCACGCAATGTTGGATTCCAACGCAATCAAAACTTTGAAAATGGCTGCTGCTTAATTTTAGGCAACACCAGCACCGCCCCTTTTCTCATTTCGGGGCGGTGCAAATTTCATGTTTTTTGAGGCTAGTTTAATGAAAAAGATAGTTACAAGTTCTACTACATCACCAGTAACGGTGAATGAGCTTAAACAACATCTGTTGTTGTGGGGAGACGATTCCTATGACAGCGAATTAGACAGCATTCTATTAGCTGCATCTGATTACGTGGCAGGTTGGTTAAATAGACCAGTTGGCGCAACTGTTTATTCCCAAGGCTTCAAAGATTTCAATATTCAATTGGATCATGACGGAACTGGAATAGTTGTTAAATACTTCGACGATAATGCAACTGAACAGACATTAGCATCTTCAAATTACATTGTTGATTCAACAGGTGATAGAACACGAATAGTTGTTAAAAACGAACCAATAATTGGAAATGATTATTCCTTTCCTGTTCAAGTTCAATATTCAACAGGCGCAACAACTGTTTCAGCAAGAGTGAAACACGCAATTTTAATAGCGTCTGCAACATTATTTGAAAACAGAGCCGAAAATTCTGAAACCCAAAAATACAATTGCGCGATGACAGTTGCCAGATTGTTAGGACCAGAAAGAGGGGTTTTTGTATGAAAATAAAAGCAACTTTCTACCGCCCAACGATTACAAAAAACGAATATCAAGAGGATGTTAAAGCTTGGGGTTTAGAATTTTCAACTGGTGTAGATGTTAAAACAGTTTCGTTTAAAGACAAATTGGCTAATCAGCAAAGTGTTAGTGACGAATCCATTTTAGTTTATTGCAGAAAAAATAGTAACAGCCTTTCAATCAAATCAGGTTGGCAAGCTCGTTTCACTGATAATTCAATTTTTGAAGTTTCTGGAATAGACAGCGCAAAAGGCAAAATGGGTGAATTGATCCTATTTTGTGAGCGGGTGAAAGATGGAACAGTTTAAAAAAGACATTTCTCAAATGTTGGCAACTGCTGTTTCACCTACAAATGTTGTTCCTTTGGTCAACAAAGAAGAAACAAGCCCGACCGTTGTTTTCAGTTTTCGTAATGGCCAACGTGAAATTTTTTACAAAGATTCATTCGGATTGGCAGAAGCGGAATTAGTAGCTGACGTTTACGCGGATAGTTACAGCAAATTGGCAAATTTAACCAATCAAATTGAAACAGCCTTTCACGCTTTTAGTGGAACAACAGGCACAACCAACATTCACAAAATGGAAATCGTCAACAAATTTGAAACAACATCTTTTGACGGAAATCTATTTAGAACAATAATCCAAATTCGCATTTTAATGTGAAAAATTTAAAAAGAGGTATTTAAAAAAATGGCAGGTATTTCAGGACGCCAAGTAGGCGGATTAATTACATCACTTTACTACAGTGCAACAAAAATAGCGTCTAAGGATGAAGCGAATACAGCGGCTGCTGCGATTTCAGCAAATCAAGTTGTAGATTTGGCTGATCTTGGCACTTTGAACAAAACACGCGCTGTTGTTGACGTTCCAGCATATGGCGAAGATTTCGTTAGTAAATTGGTTGGTCAAGCTAGTGCAGATGATTTTTCAATCAATGTCACTTACAACAATGACAATGCTGTTCACACGGCTATTCGTGACGATGACGGTAAAACAGAACATTCTTTCATTATCAAATTCGAGAATGGTTCTGCTGTAACTTATGCAGTTTTTGACGGTTATATTTCAGCAGCAGACGTTACTGCACCGCTTGATGACCGTATTCAAATGGATATCACAGTTGCAAGAACAGGCGCGGCTACATGGATTGATATAGCCTAAATAACAATAACGAAGGGGCTGCAATCGTGGCCCCTTTTCACAACAAGATATTACAAGAGGAAACACTAATGGATCAAAAAAACATGGATGACATGAAATTAGATTATTTAATTTCACAATCCGAAAATCTAGACGGGAACTATTGGTTCTCATTAAAAAATCAAAAATATTTCGCTTTTATCATCGCTAAAGACCTGTTGATTGATGGGATGGACGTAGACGAAGCTGTTGAAACAGCAAAGCAATTTGTTGACACATTTTACGTCAAAGCAATCAAGAAACACGCTTGGAAAATTTAAAAAAGACTAAACAAGACAAAATATTACAAGAGGAAAGGAAATGTCAAAACTATCAAACATCGTGAATAGAAAGCCGTTAGCAACATCATTTGAAGGGCTATTTGTTCGCGATCTATCATTAAAACAAATCGAACAAGATTTCTCAAATCTACAAGCTGAACTAGAACAAGATGCACCAAAAGCAATTGTTAAAGTTTTTGTTGGTCTACTATGTGACGAAAACGGCGAGTCATTTGAAGACGTGCAAGATTGGGAATCTATTCAAGAGCTATTCAGCAACACCACTATTGCGGCGATCATGGAAGAAGTAGGCGATGCGCTAAACCCTAATTCAAAAAAATAATAGGGAGTTGGCAGAGACAGGTTCGCGCATTGTTGCTTTCAAACGGTAGCACGATTGAAACAGTAGACAATCTATCACATTCAGATGCAAAAGACATTTTCGCTATGTGGCGTGCTGGCATGATTGGCAATTTGAAAGATTATGAGATTGGTTATGCCAATTACATTCAACTTCATGGATTAAGAGACACAATTTTAGGTCTAATGTTGGGCAAAAAGCATAAGTCAAAACCGCCTATTCCATTTCATGAAATGTTTAAAACAATTGATGACTATATGTTTCTTGGTCAAGGTAGCCAATTGCGCCAAGAAAAGGCTGTTAACTCCCAAATTTTGGCAAAAAAGGCAGTGGCTATTTTTGGTGGAAGTTCAGAAAATGGACCGCCAACATGGTTAAAAGATGCTTTAAATGACTAAATAATAATGAGGCCGCTCTTATATGGGTGGCCTTTTTAATAAGAGGAATCGACGTGACGAAAACAGAAGTGAAAGGGTTGAAGGATTTAGAAAAAGCTTTGTTAGAGCTTGGCAAAGAATACGGGAATCCAAAATACGCAGTACAGGCAATGCGACCAGCTATTAAGGCTGCAATGAATGGTGTTGATTCCGACATTGAACAAAACACGCCTGTTGATACCGGCGAATTGAAAGAAACAGTCAAAACCAAAATTGGCAAGCCATCCCGCAAAATGTTGAAATCAAAACATTTCAGTCAGACAACAATCATTGCAGGTAGAACAGGCTATTTTTGGAAAGGTGGCAGTTTCTGGTTTCAAGCTCTGTCAGTTGAATTTGGCAACGACAAAACACCAACATTTGCACCATTAAGAACCGCATTTGACACTAATCATTCTGGAATGTTGGACAGATTTAAAGACACTTTAGGGCCAGCAATTGAAAAGAAAGCGAAGGCACTTAATAAGAAAAGAGGTAAAAAATAATGGCTACTCTGGCATCTCTGGATATTGCGATTGGCGCAGATTCCGCACGATTGAAACGCGATTTAGACAAGGCAAACAAGAACACCAAAAAGTTTGCTAACACCGCTAAAAAGAACATTGATAAAGTGTCGAAAAGCTTTCGTGCTGTTGGTGCTGCTATGGCGGGTATTGCGGCTGCTGCTGGTGTCAAATCTCTACTAGAAAATGCAGATGCGCTTGGCAAAAGTGCGAAGGCTGCTGGCATAAGTGTTGACGCATATCAGCGACTACGTTTTGGGCTAGAACAAGCTGGCGTGTCACAATCTGCTTTTGAAAAATCCACATTAAAAATGAATAAAGTGATGTTGGACGCATCACGCGGTTCAAAGACAGCTACAGACGCGCTATCACGCATTGGCCTTACATTTGCTGAACTAGATCGAATGAAGCCAGAGGACCGCTACACGGCTGTTTTGACAGCTTTGCAAGGTGTTGGTGATAAGGGTGAAAAAGCTGCGTTATCAGTTGAACTTTTAGGCAAAGAATTTGGCAACCGTGACGTTGATGTTGCTGGAATGGTAGCGGCTGGCGAAAGCTTGAATGTTTTGTCAGAAGAAGCAGTAAACGCAAGTGCAGGTGTTAACGATGCTTTCAATCTAATTGGGACTAATTTCAGAAACCTTTTGTCAAATGCTCTTATTCCGCTAATTGACAATCTAACACCAGTTTTCAATTCCATTTCAAAGTTTTCTGCTGACAATCCAATGATGGCTAGTGCGATTGTTGGCACTGGTCTGTTGACTGTTGCGGTAGGCGCTTTGGGATTAGCCTTTAGTGTCCTGTCATGGCCGATCTTGGCTGTTACGGCTGCTGTTGCTGGCTTGGTTGGAATATGGGCAAATTTTGACACTATCGTTAGAGCTAGTGACGCATATCTAGGCGAAAATTTTGGTTATACGTTAAGCGGCATTATTGAAAAAGTTTCGTCTTTGGCGTCATGGGTGGTAGAATATCTAACACCAGCATTCAAAATTTTAATTGAATTTGTGAAAGCTAGTTCAACAATCGTTGGCAACTTTTTTGGTATTTTGAAAGACGTTTACAATTTAGATTTTGCCAGTGCTGGTGAAAGAATGAAAAATTCATTTTCGGCTGTTGCCACGTTCTTTGGTAACATTTTTGGAGATGCAATTAGCAATCTTGTAGAGAACACAAAAGCGCAGTTTTCATGGGCATTTTCTGCTGTTGCGGTAACATTTTCAAACTTATTTGGTAAAGTAGTAAATGCCATTTTGAAACCGATTGAAACAACGGTGAACAATTTAATTGCTGCATACAACTCCGTCACGCGGTCTGACCTATCTGGTATAACAATTGCTGGTTTCAAACCACAAGAAATTCCAAGTGCGCCTGAATGGAAAAAGGTAACAACAAATCTTGGCCAAACCACTGGCACAGGACTAGGAACCGATGGCCGACTAATACCAAATACAGATTTGGGTAGAGATACAGGCACAGGTCTTACAAGTGCGATCCTGCCAACAACACCAACTACACCAACAACACCAGATTCAGGTTTTGGCACAGGCACAGGTTCTGGTTCTGGTTCTGGTAGTGGTTCTAGCTCTGGCGCTGGCACAGTTGCGGGTGAAGAAGAAGAGGTAAATTCCGCTTTTGTTGGATCACTAAAAACTGGCTTGGCAGAAGCTTTAAAAACTGGCGATTGGAAAGAATTTCTTGAAGACACATTTGACAATTTCACCAACCGAATTGTTGACGAATTTGCAAGTGGAATGGTTGACGGTCTTCTAGCTGGTCTTGGACTTGACGAAGAAGGAATTGAATCTTGGTTCGAACAATTTTCTGGCAGTGGTGCGAAGCTTGGCGAAAAAATCACTGACGGTTTTGATGGTGTAAATGTTGAAGGTTCAACAAATGGATTTTTCGGAAAATTAACAAGCGCATTTTCCAGCGGTCTATCAATGGCTGGCGATTTTCTGTCATCCGCTTTTGAAGGTCTAATGTCATCATTTGGTGGCGGTTCTGGTGGCGGATTAGGCGGCATTGGTGCTTTCATTGGCACAATCTTTGGCGCGTCAGAAGGTGGCATTGTTGGCGATAAACCAACCCCATTCAAGAGAATGAAAATTAACGGAATTAATACAAATCGTGATCACCAGCCATATTTGTTAGAGGCTGGCGAATTAGTTGTGCCAAAAGATGAGGTTGGCGGATTCCTAAATAATGAAGGAACAAGTAGCCAAACGGTTAATTTCAACATTACTGGTGACATTAGCAGACAAACGGAAAGCGAAATATTGAAGCTTGCACCAACTATTACTGAAATGGTGAACCGTAATAATAAGGAAAGAGGCATAGCATAATGACAGCATATTACTACAAAGGACAAAAAATTATTACGCCATACAATTTGATAGATAACAAAACTGTTTTTGTGAATGAATCGCTTAATAAAAAGAGAACAACAATTGCTTTGGATGGACAGAGATTTGACATTAATTTTTCAATTGAGCCTAGTCATGATCCTTCTGAACTAATGGTTGCTCACATGGCAGATTTTCACAAAACAGAAACAATGATTTTTCCACAATCTTTAGGAATGGAAGAAAAGCGAACTTATAATGGCAATTTAGTTGTTAAGAATAATGTTTCTGCTGGTGCTGATCAAATAGTTGTTAATTCGACAACCGATAATGGCACTACAAAGAAGCTTCCAGCAGGTTATTTTATCAAGTTTTCTGGCCACAACAAAATTTACATGGTCACTAACATTATGCACTTGAATAGCACCAATGACAAAACTTTGAAAATATACCCAAAACTTCAAAAGAATGTAGACGCGTCTGAAACTGTAAAGTTCGGTGATGACGTTATTTACACATACGAAAGAGATTTAAAAACAGCCCGTGGAATGTCCTTTATTGGTGGCGTTCTGGCAACAACAGGAACAATTAATTTGGTAGAAAAGATATGATATACAATCACACAAGAATAAAAGAGATTTTAACTACAACAGGTGAATTAAGCTATTTTGCACTATTAACCTTGGAATGGAACGCCACACGCTATTTGACCAGCTTGGCGCGTGATGTTGAATGGAATGGTAACAGCTACCTTTCAGACACTACCATGATGCAATTTGAAAGCCCAAATTCAACTTCTGTTGTGGATAGGGAAGCTTACACACTTTCATTAAATGGTATGGACGAAACACTAACTAACGAAATCAAAGCTGGTGTTATTCATAAGCCCGTGGAAATGCGATTGGCGTTTTCAATTGATGGTGTTCCGCAATTAGGACTAGATGACACTCTTTTAGTTTATCGTGGCGCGGTTGCAGAACCAAAATTTGTAACTGACGATGGAAAATTGATTTGGGATATTGAATGTACTGCACCGCTATCAAATTTGGATGCACGTTCAACAATCTTTACAACAAAGAACGCAATGCAAAATCTGTTTCCAACAGATACTTGTTTTAATCAAATCCAAAAGAACAATGAAAAATCAAGTGTAGCTTGGGGAAAAACTTAATTTCCAATTGTGGGAATTTTTTTCGAATTGATCACCTAAATAAAAGAAAGAAAGGAATATTAGAGGATAAGAAATTTAAATGGTATTGAATTTATTCATTCAATTTTTGCTAACAATTGTATCAATGGCAATGCAACGAAGACGCCAAAAGAAGATGCAAAAACGTGCGGATGAAGCAGCAGAAGCACAAAAAGGTTTTGATATTCCAATGGACGGTGAACCGATTCACCTACCATTGGTTTACGGTTACGGCAAAATAGCTGGTGTTCGCGCTACTGTTCACGTTGCAGACAATGGTGAAATTGTCCCTATTCCTACTGGCTTCCAAGATTTAGAAATTAATCTACCTGTTGGAACTTACCTTGGCGAAAAGAAAGAATTTTTGACAATACAACAAGCTTTCTGTTTCGGAGACATTGAAGAATTTTTAGATTTTGAAGTTGATGGCCAAAATTGGGATTGGGAACAATTTAGTCACCACATTCGCTATTCAACAGTTGGTGGTGTAGCTGATCCAACTGCTAATAAGTTTGGCGTTCCTAATGCTGAAACCAACAAATTTGAAAATATTGCATGGGCGAACATGACATTCCGTTTGAATAGGGATGATCCAGAATACGCGGGTGCACCAGATGTTGTTGCCTACGTAAAAGGTACGCGCATTCGTGACATTGTTTTGAATAATGGCACATGGGAATTTTCCAATAATTACATTTTTTCAAACAACAGTGCTCTGGTATTAGCAGACTATCTTACACGCGATCCTGCAAAGGGTGGTGCTGGTATATCTGACGATAGAATAGACATTGCGTCATTTGGTAAGGCTAAGGGCATCTGTGATCGAGTAGTTGACACGGCTGCAAAAGTGCGTGGTCGCGTAAACGGCATAAGACCTGTTCAAGACGGTGATGAGCTACCAGAAGCAACTACAAGAACTGTCAGATTGTATGAATGTAATATCAACATTGATACTGCCAGAACACGCCGCGATATTATCGAAACATTGCTAGAAACAATGGCGCAATCTGATTTGTCTTATGCTGGCGGCAAGTACAAATTGATTTTGGATTATCCACAAACAGCACAAGAGCAGGAAGACTTGATTGCTGCTGAATATTCAGACGACGACATAATTGGAAAAATCGAATTTGCTGTTGCTGGTGCTGGTAACAAGTTCAACCGATGCGAAGTTAAATTCCGCGACGAATCCTTAGATTTTGCGACTAACTCTGTTAGCTGGCCAAAACGCGATTCAAATGTGCATTTGGCATTTTTGGCAGATGATAACAACGTTCCAAACGAAACGTCATACACAATGACAGGCGCGACACAGCGCAAGATTGCGTTGGCTAAAGCAGAAGAAATTGTTCGTGCATCTAGAAGTGCAAAGACGCTAACAATCAATCTTCCAAATTATTCAATTGTGCACGAAATTGGTGATATTATCCGTATCAATTCTGTTGCTGCTGGCATCACGAATGAATTGTTCAAAATTGTTTCAATGCAAATGTCTAATGAAGATTTGCAAATGCGTTTTGAACTAGAAGCTTTTGATAGAAATACACTCGCTTGGAATGTTGACGATGACGAAGTTGAAGACGCTGTTGTTATTCCAACTGCTGTTGTTCCAAATGTTACTAATCTACAATGGACAGATGGTGCACGCAAAGTAGGCAAAACATCAAACGGTTGGTTAAGCTGGACAGCACCAACCACTACAGACGTGCGCAGATTCCATATATGGGCAAAACAACCAGCTAATACAGAATGGGAAAAAATCGGCCAAACAATCCGCAAGTTTTTTGATATTCCAGCAGATTTCAATGTTGCTGGTGACGATTACCAATTTCTTGTAAAAACTGAAAATGCGGCTGGTCACATTAGCCAAGGTGCAATGGTCTTAGCTGATCAAATGCCAAATCTTGTTCCTGTTAGTGATGTTTCAAAAAATGTTGGCATTAATACCGTCAAGCTGAAATGGGATAATGCTAATCCGTCATTGGTTGCGGAATATCGCGTCTACATGGGTGGCACGTCAACTAGATCGTCTGCTGTTCTATTCGGCACGACTACAAATAAAGAAATGGTCATTTCACCGCTTGTAACGTCCACATACTATTTTTGGATAGATACGCACGGCGAAGACGGTTCTGTTGCGGCAATGAATAGCCCGATCACGGTAACTGCATTTGAGCTTGGTATTAAAGGCGGTGACATTTCAGCAAATACAATTTCATGGTCACAATTAGCGATCACAGTTCGCAATGACATGGATGACGCTTTAGCAGCGGCAAATAGTGCTGCACAATTGGCGAATAATTACGCGCAAGTTGCAAACACTCATGCAGAAGCGGCAAAGGCGTCTGAACTTGCTGCAAACACATTCCAAACGGCTGCAAATACTTTTAAAAATAGTGCTGAAATTTTCAAAAATGCGGCAAATGTTTCTGCGAATAGTGCATCTGTAGCTGCTACAAATGCGGCTAATTCCGCGTCTGCATCTGCGAATAGTGCGTCATCTGCTGCTGCTTATGCGAATAGCTCTGGCACATATGCTGCTGCTGCTGCGAATAGTGCAATAACGGCTAATACTCTTGCTGGACAAGCTGGTGTATATGCAAACAGTGCTGCTACGTCTGCTGCGAATAGTTCGTCATTTGCAACTGCTGCTGCTACATCTGCTGGTGTAGCTGCTAATTCCGCGTCCGATTCATTATCTGCTAGTAAAAAGCAGATGCCAGACGATTTCACAAATGGTGATATGTTCTGGTCAAATAGCATGCACAAGCACAATGACGACAGTGGTATTGGTGGTAGAACATTCATTAAAACAACCAACGAAGGCGAGAAAGTTTGTGAATTAGTTGCAGATACTGGTTATACGTTTCTTGCGAATGCTGGCTATGTTGTTCCAGTAGCTGGTAGAAAATACCGCGTAACTTCTGTTTCGCGTCAAGTTGCTGGTGTGCTTAACCGTTCTGAAACGACACTTGGTTTACGCATACACACAAGCACAGGTGGATATAAGACAAGCTCTGGCACAACGCCAACTTATCCGTCAATGGGTGAATGGATCACAGAAACAGCCATTTGGACTGCACCCGATCCGATCACAACAACATCTGATTATGCTGGTATTAGAGCAAGTTTCTTGACTAGGCCAAATGGCAACAGTGCAGACGTTTTCCAACTTCGTTCGCTAAAATTTGAAGATGTTACCGAAAGCTTTAAAGCAGAAGGTGGTGCAGAAGCTGCTGCGAATAGCGCAAGCTCTGCTGCTGCATGGGCTAATACAAGTGGCCAGTATGCTAATTCTGCGTCTGTGTCAAAAGTGGCAGCAAGTACATATGCAAATAACGCGGCCAATAGTGCGTCTGCTGCGTCTATATCTGCGGCAACAGCAAATTCCCATGCTAACACGGCTGGCCAATGGGCTTCAGCGGCAAATAACAGTGCAACAACGGCTAATACCTATGCTGGCAACGCGCTGGTATATCGTAACCAAAGTGCGAATAGCGCGTCAGAAGCTGCTAACAGTGCGTCACAAGCATCTACACAAGCTGGCATTGCTGTTTCTGCAAGAGATACCGCTCTAACTGTTAGTAAAAAATTACTTCCAGACGATTTCGCCAATGGTGATGATTTTTGGTCATTAAATTTGTACAAGCACAATGATGACGGTGGCATATCTAGTAGCAGAACATATTTTAAGACAACAACAGACACGAATGAAGACGTTTGTGAAATTGTCAGTGGAACATATAACACATATGCGCGATTGGCGCATGCTGGCTATGTTGTTCCTGTAGCTGGTAGAAAATACCGCGCTACTGTTGTTGCACGTCAAGTTGCAGGTTCATTAAATCGTAGTAGCTCTGCATTCGGCATACGTGTGCACAGCAGCACAGGTGGATATACAACGGGTATAACTGGAACAATCACCTATCCGTCAATGTATGAATGGACAACTGAAACGGTTACTTGGACTGCACCAGAACCAATGTCGCCAACGTCTGATTACGCGGGATTGCGATCTGTTTTCTATGCTAATGCTAATGGCAACAGTGCAGACATTTTCCAAGTTCTTATTTTGAAATTAGAGGATGTTACAGAAAGTGTTGCTGCTGCAAATTCCGCGTCAGCAGCATCTACAAGTGCAGGTAATGCAGAAGCATTTGCGAATAGTGCTGGCCAATGGGCGTCAGCGGCAAATAACAGTGCGACAAGTGCTAACACTTATGCGGGTAATGCTTTAGTTTATCGCAACCAGAGCGCGAATAGCGCAAGCGAAGCTGCTAATAGTGCTACAAATGCTGCTAACAGCGCGTCTTATGCGTCTGAACAAGCTGGCGTTGCTGTTACAGCAAAGGACGCGTCATTAATAGCTGGTAAAAAATTGTTACCATCTGATTTCACTGCTGGTGATTTGTTCTGGTCAAATAGTCTGGATAAAAATAACGACGGAAATGGTCTCGAAAACACGGCTACCGTAATTAAAACTAATGGCGCTGGCGACGAAGTTTGTGAGGTAACAGCAGGGACAGGGTACAACACTCTGGCGCAAGCTGGTTACATTGTTCCTGTTGCTGGCAGACAATATCGAGCGACATTAGTTGTTCGCCAAATCTCTGGCACGTTGAACCGCAACAGTTGCGGGTTTGGTGTTCGTGTTCACAAAAGCGGTGGCGGGTACAAAGAAATGGGCTTTAGCTCTGTTTCATTTCCAGCGATGCAAGAATGGACAACTTTAACTGTTGGATGGAATGCACCTGCACCCCTTTCACCGGCAACTAATTATGGCGGTATTAGAGCAAGTTTCTTTACACAACCAAACGGCAACAGTAACGATGTGTTCGAAGTTCGCTCATTATCGTTAGAAGATATTACAGAAAGTTCGGCAGCGGCTAACAGTGCGTCAGCGGCATCTACATCTGCGGGTCACGCCTTAGCGCATGCAAACACGTCTGGGCAGTATGCCAATGCAGCTAATACAAGCGCAGTTTCTGCGAATACCAGCCGCTCACAAGCGTTAACGTACAGAAATGCGGCGGCGAATAGTGCTAGTGAAGCTGCGGATTCCGCGTCTGCTGCATCTGTAATTGAAGGCACAATTACGCAATTGGTTTCTAGTGAAAACTTTTCAAATCCTGTTTTAAAGAAATTTGATACAGTTTGGCCATCTGGTTACACTGGTATGTCAACCGAAACTAATCGCACAATTTCAACGTCACAAACTGGCGGTAAATATTACGGGTATCTGCAATTTGACACTAGCACAACTAGCGGTAGTGTTAACAAACCTAAGATCGAAATTAGGTCTGATGCAACTGACAGCATTATCAACATGCCAGACAGTTCTAAAATTAAAGATATTTCTGGTTTGCGTGTTAACGCCGAATTGGAACGTAGAAGTGGCCAATTTGGCGGTAGTTGTATCCGTGTACAATGGGAAGCACTTGGAACAGGCGGTTCGTCACAAAGTGTATTCTATTTCTTTAAAGATAATTTAATTGAAGGTGGCGCATATAGAAAGATTCAAACAATTGAATTTGACGCGATCCAACCTGATGGTTTCGTTGCTGGTAGTGACGGTGCAAGATTAGTTGTTGCCATTCATGGTAGCTCTAATTTTGGTGGCCATACACAACAAACGTGCGTGTTAAGATTGCACAAATTAGGTGTTAAAGCTCTTACTAAAGGCGCGTCAACAGTCATTCAACAAAGTTCAATAACCGATTTGAAAGGTAACATGGAAGCTGCAATTGCTTTACGTGCAACGTCTAATAACGCCAATGCAGAACTTGAATTGATTGCATTAAATGATGCTGAAACAGGGGATACCGTTAGCCAAGCAAGAATAGCGGCGGATCAAATTTTGTTGGATGGTTCGGTTCGCGTTCCACAACTTAAAATTAAAGAACAATTAAAAATTTCGGCAAGAAACGGCTCAATCAGTTTTGGTAAAAATGGTGCTGGTGATGCATCTGATGGTATTTGGGTCGGCAACAACACCGCACAGGATGGCAGCAAAGGGTTCGGCATGTATGCTAGCCGTAATATCGGTAGTGAGCAACAATCTATTCGTTTAACAAAAGACGATGGTTTGTTGATCAAGAACGCGCAGTTTGCGATTGGTAGTGGTATCGCGTCCAAATTAGGTTTTGAGAATAGCACAAGCTATACTTTGCCAAATGGTACAAAAGTGTTAAATATATCACTATCTGGCGCTGGTGGCGGTGGTGGTGGCGGACAAGCTGGCCACTATTCAACTGCTGGTAGTGATGGTTCAAATGGTGGCAACACGGTCATCTATTTGCGTGACGGTAGCACAACTGTAGCAACTTACACTGCTAATGGTGGTGATGGTGGCGAAGGTGGTGCTGGCCCATACAATGAAAATACCGCTGCGGAAACAGAGAGTGAAGCAAACAGCTTTAGCCCATTTGGTGACGGTGGCGAAGGTGGCGACGGATTGACACAACGCGATTTTCGTTCACATCACGGTAGAACTGGTGAAGCTGGTCAAGTTAGAACATGGGAAAACATTGACGTTAGCGGTCTATCATCACCAAATATTGTTGTTTCAATCGGTAATGGTGGTGCTGGTGGTTCTGCTGGTGGTGGTGGGGCAGATGCTGGCTTAACAGGCGCTAAAGGCTATGCAGAAATTTCCACAAGTGGCGACACTGCTTTACCTGCTGGACCTGTTTCATATGAGCCATCAAAAACTGGCACTTGGTCTTATTCCAATCTGAATAATTACGTTAATTTACCATCCAAAAGTGGTGCACGTGGAGCATATTATTTGCTTACAAATGTTCCAGCAAGCTACCAAATTAATTTGGGCACTCACATTATTAACAGTCCAAAAGATGGAACGATTGGGTTCTTCACAAAAGACAGACCAAAGTTCAAATGTGGAACTAGCGTTACTTTAAATTATTACATTTACCCGTTGGGATAAGAGGAAAAATGAAAGATTACTTAATTTACGATCCGGAAACAAATATTGGGGTGATGACGGCGCGTTGTCACCCTAAAGAAATGTTAGAATATGATCCAGCAGAAGAACCATACATTGAGATTGATTTTGAAATTACCGTTCCTGATGATTGGGAAATTGTAGACGGGATAGCACAAGAGCGCGTGAAACCAATCACCAGCGAAATGGTGAATGTTGAGCGGGATAAGCGAATAGCGGCTGGTGTGTCATTTGATGGCCATCTATTCGATTTTGACAGTGCATCTAAGGAAAATATTACGGGTGCTGGTAGTCTGGCAGGTATGGCTGTTCTAAGCGGTGCTGTTGTTGGTGATTATGGCTGGAATGGTGGTGTTGATTTCGCTTGGTTGGATAGCTCAAATGTGGCTGTAAAAATGGACGCGCAAACAATGTTTCAATTTAGTCAAGTTGCTGCTGGTCATGTTAGGGACCATATTTTTGCCGCTAGAACTTTAAAAGATATGGCTATTATTCCGCAAGATTATAAGGACGATTCATATTGGCCATAA